AGACCTAGTTTCTCCATAACCCTTGGTGTATGGGGGTTTTGTTGTTGATGTTCACAGTAATAATTCTGTGCTTTTATAACATCTTCTCTCTTTGCCTCACCATCATGTACTCTAATTTTGTCAATATAGTTACGCAAATTGGACACGGCTATGGTACAAATTTGATTTAATTCTTCTTCCTCTGTAACATTGCCGGCAGCAATCATTCCTCCGCTAAAAATTGCCTTCGCCCAATCTGGTAACTCTCTCTCTTTACTTGCTTTAAAATGTCTATTCTCTTCTATAAACCACTCTGTTAATGGGTGGTGTTTTTGTAATAAAGGACTAAAATCATGGAAAGCACCTGTCACCTTATTTTTACCTGCAATGATATCGAAACCATAAATTGGTCCACCGTTTGTTAATTCTGGAAATAAACAGACATGAGCCATCCATAATTTTTTACTATCTCTTACATCAACGACATCTACATGAGCTCGTCTTATATATTTATTCTTCCATGTTCTATTGACCCAACCAAACTCATCATTGTTGAATCTATCCATGCCTGGTTCATTATACTCAGTTAACTCTTGATTTAATACCTCAATAGTTTCATCTTTCCACTTAATTAATCTATCCCAAATCATGTAGCTCCTTCATTTCTTTAAATAAGTTAGTTGCACTTTGAAAACAAAACTTAGCTTCAGGAAGCACAGAATGTTCATAAACATTTAAGTATGTGTTGATTGTTTCTTTTACTATTCTTTTATAATCGCCAACTTCTTTGTGTTTAAATTTATAGTATCTGTTAGGACCAGGTGTTCTTTTCATAATCATCTGACCGCCTGATAAATCTCCCATATGTCTAACATATACATGAGCATATAGTTTCATTGCCTCATCTTGTATTGATTCAATATGTTCAATGTATTTCTTTGTACTTTCTGTAATCTCTGGTTTATCAATACCAAATGAATTAAAATCATATAGTATATGTTCCGTTCTAAGTAAGTTAGGTGTATCTCTAAACAAAGAATTATGCAAACCATATTTTTCTAATACAGAATAACATTGTGCCTGATTGTACAGATATGTTGCATATATTTTATGGTCAATTTGACCAGACATTAATATCTTTACAAAGCCTTGCCTTTCGGCGTCTTTGTGATGTTCCATTGTTAATTCTTTTATATCTAACATACCTTAATTTATCCAATTCCCATTATAGGTAAATAATTACCAAAGTCATAACTTATCCAACCTGTAAAAATCATCTTTTCATGTGTTTCAGATATTATTCCTACATGAGGATGTGTAAGACTTGCTGGCCATATAATAGTATCTCCTTTTATACACTCTGTTGTTGTTTCTTGATAAGGAAAATGTGTACCTGCATTTGGTGTATCTGTTAAATAAGTCATGTAAACTAATTCTCTAGCCATATGTCTAGGAGCTCCTCTCTCATAGTGTATTCTTTTAAATCCGCCACCTTTTGGATATTTTTGTATAACACCATTTTCTCTGTATTGTAAAGGACCTAAACCTTGAGCCATATTATGCACTTTTTGAAATCTATCAATATACTCACCTGTAAATTTATCTAACAGTTTAAAATAATCTCCACACTTATCAAAATCATTATAACCAAGTGTTAAATCTTTTGATTGTTTTTGTGTATGGTCTATTCTCTTATCTGCACCTAACACACCTTCTTCTACATTTTCTAAATTATCATCATATAATTTTATGATAATATCACAAACCTCTAGCGGCATTTTAAATGTTTCTATAAAGTTATACATTAATAGGATTAAAGTTATAAGAAAATATAACTCTTCTATCATTATTATCTTTAATATCCATAGAGTGTTCCAGATAACTTCTAAAAATTAATAATCTACCCTCTACTGGAGCGTATTCACAAGTTGGATAAGTTAAAGTTGTGTACTTATCACCTTGTCTATCATCTATAGGAGATATACGCAAAGGATTAATTGTATCGTTATATGTGGGCGACCTAAACTTTGTTCCTTTATCAGTCTTATCAGCAACCAAATAAAATACGGTACTTATTGTCCAACCCATATGTGTATGCCAAGGTTGACCTTTATGATTTTGATAATCTATAAGCCAACTTTCTCCAGGTCCATATGTACCAGGAAACTTATGTAATTTTGCATATTGATTTACTTGTTCATTTATCCATTCATTTAGTTTTTTAAATCTTTCATTTTTATGTTGTTCTGCATAACAAAATCCAACCTTATCATACTGAAAGAATTTTATATATTTTAAATATTGTGATTGTATTTCATCCATAAAAGGACAATCTACAACACCTACTGTTGTAGGAAACCAATGTTGTAAAGTTAAATCTTTAAATTCGCCTGCGTCTATCATTTAATCACCTTTTAAGTTATTATTTCCTCTGAGAAATATATTTCCTGAAACGGAAACTCTTTCGACATCTTTAGATTGAAAAGGACAAACCATATGTGTCAGATATGAGGGAAAAATATACATATCATTTACTTCTGGTAACATCTCATATCTTGTAATTAATCCAACTTCTTGCCTCATATCTTGACCATAATGAAATTCAAGTGTACCTGGACCAGAATGATTGCCAATATAATTCTTATGTTCTTTTTTTATTTCTTCAGGCATTTGACAAAAAACCACAAATGAAAGTTGACCGCTATGTGTATGAGCAGGATTAAATTCACCACCTTTCATAAAGTTAATCCAAAACTTTTCTAACTCTACTGTTTGAAAATCATATGTAGCTCCTGTTTTATGTTCATTAAGTAATATATCAATATATTTTTGAAAGATATGTTTTGTTTTGTCAATAAACCAGTTTCTATGTTCATCTTGGAAAAATAATTCTGTTTCAATATGACCAGCTAATGTTCTTTTAGCGTCCATACTTAATTTTTTACCTTCTTCTAATAAGTAGGAAGTAACTTCAGGAGGCACAGTTGTACCCATTAATAAAGGTCCCCACGGATGTAATTTATATCTTATTTCTTCACTCATTTAAATGGTCTCCCTAAAGTCCACATCACTAAAGAGTATCTTTCTCCTTTAGTTATTGGCGTTATTGTATGACTTACATAAGAGGGGAATACAACAACTGAACCCTTACCTTTTATATCATCACAATCTAATACAACTTTTTTACCATCTCCAGATATAGTTTGAAATTTTAAATCGCCGCCTTCATAATCTTCGGGATTACTTAAACTTACTGACATTGATAATTTTCTAACTTTTCCGACATAGTTATCGTATGCTGTATTTTCTCTATTAAAAATATTATAGTGGTCTGAATAACCGTCTGTATGCCAACCATAATATTCATTTAATCCATATTTTGTAAACTGTATATGTTCACTTACCTCATGTTCATATTTCCAACCTGCATTTTCATTAGCATTATTTAGATATGGATACAATAAGTCATATATCCATTGGTCATTGAACCATGATACTTTACTTTTTCTTATTTCTTTTTTTAATAAATTATCTTTTTTATTATCTTCCGATAGTATTCTAGCTTCTGAATTTGTTGATTTAATTCTTTTGTTGCCCATAGATATTATTCTATCACATGTTTCACTATCTATAACATTTTTAAAAGCCCAATATTCATATTTGTTTTGCATATTATAACCAGTTTAAATTAATATTAAAACGCATTTTTGCGTTTGTACAATTTGTACTACTATGAGGCTTACTAGGGTCAAAAAATAATATTCTATTTTCAACACTTTCTATTTTAGTACCATCTTCTAAAATTGTTGCTCCGTTATTTGTATTTAATGAAAAAATAGCACCTTTATGTTCAAAGTCATAATCAGTATGAGGATTATGATTTACTATTCTATCACCATTTTTTGGATAACCATTTACTTTTACTCTCATTAAAGCGTTAGGATTTATCTTATCTATTAATGAAGATATCACATCATAATAATTTGAATTAACAACATTATTATTATAAAGAACATGAACAAAATAAAAATGATTATTCATTTCACCATGGTCTCTGTTATTTAAAAATTTATTATAGAACCAAGGAAAACTGGAATCATCACAATCAATTGTATTCTTAATTTTTAAAAAATCATCTTTTGGTAAATAATTATCTATAACTTGGTAATTCATCATTTAATCTCTAATATAGAACCTTCTTGTTCATTGCCCATTACACCTTTTACAAAGTAATTAGAACCTATAATCAAACGGTCTTTATCTGAATTATTTACTGTTGAACCATGAGGCAACCAGGCAGGAAAAATTAGTATGTCTTGTGATTTAACAGGCATTTTCCATCTAGGCGAATTATGAATGTTATATTTTTTCACTTTGTAATTAAAATTATAACCTTGTTGTGTTAATCTATCCATGTAAAACTCACCACTTTCACAATCTACATAATATACTAAACTTAAAATAGCATTAGGATGATTGTGTGTAGGATGATTATAACCTTTATAGTTAATAGTTGACCAACTTTGCGTCATATAAAACTCATTATCAATCTCTAGTATTTCATCTGTATATTCTTTTACTTTTTTATCAAAAAATTCTCGCACTCTTTTTAACTCAGGTGCCTCTAATAAAAATGTATGAGTTGACATATTACTATGATTATTAAAACCTTTTGGTCTTCTATACTCTACACTTAATACATACTCTTTTTCTTTATCAGTTAATTTAAAATCTGTTTCTTCATAAAGAAGAGGAGAAGAATACATATGTAAAACTGTTTTAATCATTTGGCATATACTTCACTTCAACATTAAAAGCAATACTAATCCTAGGTTCATCTGTTAAATTAGGATGAACACGGTGTCTTAAATGTGATGGAAATAAAACTAACAATCCTTCGTTTGGTTTTATATTATAAGAACTACTATTAAATTCATTAAATTGTGCAAAAGGACCTTGATAAAACTTTATCCACTTTTGTAACTCATCTGGACCTTCAAATGTAATGTCGCCTGCATTATGAATGTCTTTAGGAACTTTTAAGTAATATATTCCAGAAACAAAACATCTATCAGGATGATTGTGTAAAAAATTAAAATGGTTTTTTCTATTTACATTATACCATAAACTATGTAAATTTGTGTCATAATTAAATACTGGTGTATGTAAAGAAATAAATTGTTGAACAGGATTTAAAATTTCTGACCAGAAACGAAATGCTAATGGATCCTTTTGGTCTACAGAAAGACTTTGAAATCCTCCTACATTACTAATTTGATTACCGTCAGCCTTACTTTCTAAAGAAAGAGCTTGATTTGTTAATTCTTCGTGTGTTTTAAGATTGCCGTATTGTACTGTAAAAATCGGCGTAGCGAAAGGTTTATGTGTTTCAATTATCATTCTATAATACTCCTCAAAGATTATATATTATATAATCTATTTATATGACTTAGGAAGCTTAAGTTTTTACTGAGCGTCCCAAGATGAAGTGCCTGTATTCCAGTCCCAAGTTGTAACGGGGTCAGCCGCTAATCTTGTTCCTGTCCACTTTTTATTTGTTTCGTCCCAATTTACTCTGTAAGCGTGTTCAACACCTGAAATTGTATATTTACATTGTGCCTCTGTAGGTCTTGTAACAGGCGCTTCATATACACCAGTTGTTTCATTTAATACCCAACTAGGTTGTGGACTTTTAACAACAAAAGCATCCAAATCTTCATTATATGTACAATTAGGACCAGCTGCATTTTTTCTAAATGCTTTTGATTGGTCTGAACTTACACTTTGAGAACCATCTTCTGCAATAGTAAAGTGTACATTTCTTCTTGTGTTATAAGAAGTTTTCATCCAATGAGGCCAGCCAGTTAGTCTAGTTAAATACTCTATACCAACTTGTTCGTTCTCAACACCATCAGCGTCTAAACAACAAGAATCCTCTATTCTTATCACTTCTAAAACTTTGTTCCCTGATAATTTTGCAAAATTTGCCATGTTTCTATCCTATGCCGTGTACGAGCCTGAGCCTGTAAATTTAAGTATTGTATTTGTTCCTGATGTTGTAACATTTGGTGAACCTGTTGTAGTAGTTGAGTATGAACCTGTTGGTATACTTAAAATAACAACTCCTGAGCCACCTGAACCACCTGTTGCCGGACCAGCCTGAGCTCCGCCACCTGCGCCTCCACCTAAATTAGAACTTCCGTTACTACCATTACCACCACCGTTTCCGCCGTTTCCGCCTCCACCGTTTCCGCCTGGAGCACCTGTGTTAGCTGTTTGGTCACAACCACCACCTCCGCCACCTGCGTAAACTACGGATGAGCCTGTAATTGAACTTGATGAACCTGAACCTCCGGTTCCTCCGCCACCACTTGTTCCTCTTTGACCAGCAGTAGCAGCGCCACCGCCTCCACCACCTCTTGCATTACCAGAATTACTTAAACCACCTGGATTACCTTGAGAAGGAGAAACTGATGGAACATTTCCTGCGCCATTGTTTGGAGATGAACCTTGTCCAACTCCTCCACCTGAACCACCATCATCTGCTGAACCACCGGTATTAGAACCATCTTGACCTAAACCTCCGCCGCCACCTGCTGATGTGATTGTATTAAATACTGAATTACCACCTACATTGGATTCTGCATATTCAACTCCACCGGTACCACCTGTACCAACTGTAACTGTATATTGTGTTCCTTTTGAAAGTGTCATGCCTGAACCAGAACGATAACCACCGGCACCACCGCCTCCGCCGTTATCTCCTCCGCCACCACCACCGGCAGCGACTACGAGATAACTAACATCATAGTTTGCGTTAAACGACATTGTAAATTGTCTTGTGACGGCTACTGTGCCGTCTGTAGCAGATACGGTAAATGTTGATGTACCAGCACTACCACTTGTATTAGTACCTGAGAATGAACCGTTTGTTGCCATTGATATACCTGATGGCAATGAACCTGCTGAAATTGTGTGTGTTACTGTATCACCATCTGCGTCTGTAGCAACTGCGCTTTCACCACCTGTTGCTGTAAAACCTGCTGGAGTAGCAGTACCTAAATTTGTGTCTGCGTCTGAACCAAAAACTGGTGGTTGATTTTGAACAAAAGCCGCTGCTAATTCAGCAGAAAGACCTGAACCGTTTGTAACTTTAAGTGTATAAGGCTCATTTGTATTATCAAATCCTGACCTAGCAACTGTGACTGTTAATTGAGTTAAACTATCTCTTGAAATAGATGCTGTAGATAAAGTTTCACTAGTACCAACAAATGTTACTACTGCACCAGTTGTATCAAATAAAGAACCTGTTATTACAATTGTAGCATTACCGCCAGTAGCTGCATTTATAGCACCTGAAGTTATAGACGAACCACCATCAATTGTAAAAGATGTAATTGTTGGAGGACTATCAATAGATTTCCACGCTGTACCATCATAATATTCAGCAAGATTTGTTGTAGTATTAAATCTTATTTCACCATCAGCAGGACTTCCTGCTCTTTGAGCAGTTGTTCCTTCGGGTAGTTTAATACTAGTTGTTCCTGTGAACTTTCGATTTTTACCTGTAATATCTCTAATATTTGCCATACTACTATTTATAACCTCTCTTAATTACTCTTAATTATTACTTGTCAATTTCCAACCATAAGTCGCACCAGTATAAACTAACTGAATAGCTGCGTCTTCGACATCAACAACTAAGTCTGCTGTTGCACCATTAATTTTTAAACTATTTCTAGCAACAGTCAAATTGTTTGTATCAAATGTTCCTGCTAAGTCAAGTAATGAAACTTGGTCACCAACCTGTGGTGAAGCAGGTAATGTAATTGTTTTGGCTGCACCTGAAGTATCTACAAAGTATCTGTCATTTGCAGCTATTGTAATACTTGATGATGTTGAAGCCCATGGATTACCACCACCTAAACCTGTCCATTGTGTTCCGTTATATCCTTCCCATGTTACTAGAGAAGAGTTATATCGAATACCACCAGTTTTTAAGTCACCGCCTGTTGGTCTTTCAGCTGTTGTACCTGTTGGTGGTACTAAATGACCTACACCCATATTATCTCTTGTTAAGAAACCTCTTACAGCTCTTTCTGTAGGAACTGCTGAGTTTGCGTCATTTGATAATGTTTCGTCTGTACTAAATTCGTTAATTGTTGCACCTAATTCAGCACCAATAGAACCAAGTTGTAATTCTGATAGACCAGAAAGGTCAAATGCGTCTGCGTTTAGTGTCGCAACACCTGTTGCCTGTTGAATTCTGAATAAATCACCAACTCTAAAGTCACCGTTTTGGTCTGTAGATGAGAAGTAAACACGACCACCATTTGTTTCTGTAACTTCGTCTGCTTGGTCAGGTGGTTGACTTTCTGAACCTGGATAATTAGTTGTTGTAAAGTCACCTGTACCAATGTTTAGGAAGTCATGTCCTGTTAAACGAACATTTGAAAAACCTGTTGTAACAGAACCTACTTCGTTATCTGCGATTGCTCTGCCTGTTGTAACACTTTCTGTTAATCTGATAAGTGCTGTTTTAGCAGTTGTATTTGTTTCTGATACTGCTGAAACTCTGTAATACTTAGCAGTGTCGCCAGCAAAGACAACATTTGAACCTGTTGCGATAGCAGTTGCTGAACTTAAAGCATTACCATCAACTGCAATAAGAGGACCAATCTGTCCTGTTTGAGCAGCTGAACTGTCTCCGTGAGAAGCGTCTAGTGTTAATTGATATGTTGTACTATTATCTTTTGTTACTGTACAAACTTCACCTTGTGTAAAGTTACCACTTCTACCTGTAATATGTAAATAATCTAACGATATGTTAACTCTGATAAGGGTAGCAGTTGCACCTGAAGTAACACCTGTTATTGTAGCAGCTGTTGGTGTACCAGATGTAATAATTGTATCTGCGACATCACTTTCGGTAGCAGCGCCAATAAATCCTGCTGTTGCATATTTTAACATCTCACCACGAGCTGCAACTGCAACTGCTGTTTCTGCGGCTAATGTTCCGTCTGCGACAGCACCTTGTTCACCATAACCAGATGAACAGTTTAGACCTCTAATAAATCCACCGGATTCTGCATGGAAAGAAATTGCGTTATAGTAAGTAAAGACTGAAACCATCTCACCACGACCACCGCCTAATGCATGACAACCTTTACCGTCTGAGTTAATTTGTGTGTAGTCATTACATAGAATTGATTTGTTACCTGCACTATGTAATAGTCCGTCAATTTGAATACCAGTTGCGCCTGCGTTGACCGAAGAACAGTTTTGAATATATGGCGAAGCAGTTGTAATAGAACCACTAGGGTCTAATGATACAACGGCAGCTTTACCAGTTGCACCAGCACCTGGTGTTCCTGTTAAACCTTTCATTGACATTTGTACAAGGTTTGTAGAATTGTTCATTACGAACATATTAGAAGCGTCATTGTTTTCTACTGAAGCAACTGTCAACTGTAAATTTCCTGAGCCATCACCTATGAGTGAAGCATTAACTACTATATTATCACTAGCATTATATCCCCAACCGCCATTATAAACGGTTACTGCTGAAACGGCACCACCTGAAACTGTAATATTAAATACTGCACCATCTCCGTTTTGTGATGTAGAACTTTGATGTACATAATTATATGTACCATTTGTAGCACCAGAAGTATTTGAACCAATACTTACTGTTTTAATTTGATGACCTGTACCTGTAGCAGGTCTAATTTCTGTTCCTCTTAAACTTTCACCTTGAACTGTAACGCCAGCTGGAACTCTTAAAGGTAAATTTTCTCTATAAACACCATTTTTAATATAAACAACATCACCAATTGAAGCAGATACTACATTAAAAGTTAAGTTTGAAGAACCACCTAATTGTGAACCATTAATTGTAATATCATTTGTAGCTGCGTGACCTGTACCACCGTCTGTGATTATAACTGACGGAGTAGATGAACCATCTGTAGTTACTCTAGCTTTAAATCCTGTTCCTGAACCAGTTGTACTTGTTTGTGTTACATCATAAACACCTGGAGTACCGCCTGTACCACCAGCGATTGTATCAATAGTAACAACATCACCCGAAGACGCTTGCGATAAAGCATAATAAATTGTTTTGTAAGGTAAAAATTGTGTTCCTGGATTACTGTCTGAACCAGAGTTTGCAACATATTTAACATTTGCTCCTTCTGGATTTGACCAACTAGGGTCTGTACCGTCAGTTGTTAAAACTGAACCTACGGGACCAATTGCTAATCTTTCAGAGGCTGCACCGCCTTGTTTTATTAAATCACCTCTTGTGCTTAATACTGCACCGGAATCACCTTGTGCTAAAACTTGCCATTTGGTTGCGTCTGCGTCAGGAGATACATTGAGAACTCTATCTTGTATTGCAACATAAGTTGAAGCAGTTAATCTTACTACATCACCAATATTGTATGTTGTACTTGCGTTATAAGCCGCTCTGTAATTAAATCCTTCAAGGTTTAATGTCCAATAAGTTGTGTTTGTTGTACCATTTGTATTTGCTGGATATTGACTAGTATTGTTAGCAGTAGCAACATAGTTGTTACCACCGTATTGAATTGTATCACCAGTTTTGTATGCTGTTCCGTGTGAATATGTACCTAAAGCTTTGAAACCTGTAGTAATGACATCCCAATATGAGTTGTCAGCAGGTGTTTGACCTGAAGCTGGTGTAGCATTTATATAAACATATGAATACCCACCATATGTTACTACATCACCATCTTGGTAAGTTGTACTTGCATTATAACTATCTTCAAACTGTAATCCTTCTGAAAATACTTCCCAATTTGAACCTATTGCAAAGGTGCCTGCTGATGTGTGTTGTAATTTACATCTATATTGAAATGCACCATTTTTAACAAGGTCATTTAATTTATAAAATGTAGAACCAGCCCAATCGCCTTTAAAGAAAAGACCCTCTGTGTGTAAACCGTATTTACCTGCTGTTAAATCTGTATAAAAATTTGCTGTTGCTGATTGTGATGTGTGATTTGTTAAAACAACATATGTGTTACCACCATATTTTACAATATCGTCTATCAAATAAGCTGTTGAGGCAGCCCAATCGCCACGCCATTTAAATTTAATTCTACCTAGTTTAAAATCTGCCATTTTTTACCTTGTTATTACTACTATTTATACAACAACTATTACTATTTATACAACTTAAACAGCGTCCTGATAACTAGTAGCCGCTACAGAATAGGTTGACCCCTCTGCCGTACTAAAGTCATCACTTGTTGCTGATGGATTGTATGCTCTATTTTCTCTCTTTATTAAATAACCATCACTATCTATGAAAAATGTTGCGTCACCATCTTCAAATAAGTATTGTTGATATTTGTCAGATGTGTTATTTTTATAACCTTTATTTATTCTTCCTACTGCAATTTGAGCTCCGTTTGCTGGAGCAATATTAAATGTTATAGTAGGAGATGAATAAGTAAAATCTATTGTTTCTTTTTGTAAAACTTGATTTATATATACTTTAATTCTAGTTGCGTCTGGTACAGGAACAGTTAAATCAAATGTTTTATCTGAACCATCACCTGCAAATAATTGAGTATCAATGTATCCTTCTTCAGCCTCTACATAACTACCACTTGTTGGTAATTGTATTAATGGGTCTGGAATACCGCTAGATAAATCTATTGTGTCTGTATTATCTTTGTCAATTTTTGCATAGTAAAGAAGACCCTCTGTTGTTCTACGAAGACCATGAAATCCCTCTTTAGTTTGCGTTCCTTCAGGTACTACTTGTCCTACTACAGCCATTAACTAATCTCCAATATACTTAAATAAGCTTCAACATCTACAGACGAACTATCTGGATTAGGGTCTGCATATATTCTAATCTTATCATTGTTTTCTAAGTTGATTGGTTTATCCATAATTAATGTATTATTAGCAGATACATTTAAACTTCTACCTACATGTCTAAATGTAGAACCGCCGTCTATTGTGACTTTAATATTTACTTTAGCTGCATTTGTAGAACTTAAATTAGAAATGTAAATTGCGTGTATAACGGCAGTTGTAGAACCACCTGCTGTGTACACATCACCAGCTGAAGTATCTAAAACACCAACATCAAGTCCTGCATTTTTAAATGTACTAGCCATTTATTATCCCCCGAATACTATTCCATAAGCTAAAGCGTCACCGTCCATAGCAATTGTACCTGATTGATTAGGTAATGTTATTGTTCTATCAGCAGTTGGTTCTGCAACTGTTAAAAAAGTTTCGTATGAGTTTCCTAAATTACCTTCAAAAACCAATCTTGCGCCTTGGTCTAATAACAAATCTGTTGTTGTAGTTGCACCGTTTGTCATAACATTTTGTAATGTAACTGAACCTGCACCACCAATTTCAACAACTGAGTTGTCAGTTTTTTTAGTATAAAATTTACCGTCTGCAACATTCATTGCCAACTCACCGGTTGATAATGAACCAGCTGATGGTACGGCTAAAGCTGTTTCACTTCTTTTTGGTTTTATTACTGTTGCCATTATTTACAAGCTTTTTTAATCTGTTTGATAAGTTTATCT